TTTTGTAGTGCTTCAATTGTTAGCATAGTTGCTCCTTTAGGTAAAAAATTAGCTACCGGAGTAGTGGTAGCTGGATTAACATTTGGTGCGGCCATTGCCTGCAGCTCCAAATTTGGGTGGTGGGTTTGAAATGCTTGGGCTATCTGTGCATCAAATTTAACACCATTAAGTAAAAGTTCCTCACCATCAAGCTTGGCATTAATTTCAACATCGTTAATAACGCCATTGGCAAAGCCCATTTGAACGGCTTCCTCGGCAGTCAAATAAGTTTCCTTATCCATCATGGATTGAATTTGCGCTTTGTCTAACCCAGTTTTAATATGATAAACATCAACCATTTGCTGATTGGCTTTGATTAAAACTTCGGTAATTTTCTGAAACTGGTTGCTGTCTCCAGCTATTGCAGTTCTGGCATTATGTATCATTAACATGCTATTTTTATGCATCCACAAGTCACAGGACATCGCAATAACACTCGCTGCGCTTGCCGCAATACCATCAACTACGGCTTTAATCTTACCAGTATAGCTTTTGATTTGATTATAAATGGTATTGCCAGCAAGTAAACTACCACCATTTGAATTGATTCTAATGGTCAATAAGTCAGCTTTACATTCCTTGAGCTGATTGGCAAAATCCAGAGGGTTCACATCATCATACCAACTATTGCCGATATCGCCATAGAGAAGTATTTCGGCATTGCCATCAGCAAGTGCATTAATTTTTAGTTCCATTACTCTTTGCTCCTTTATTACTCTCAGCCCCTTTATAGACAGGCTTAGTGCTGCGTCTAAATTTATCGCGCTGGTTTTCTTCACGCTTGCGAACATTGCAGATTTCATCATAATTCATACCAGTTAACTGCATCGTTTCATAAGCCATCGTACTAAAGCCGTTGTCAACGCGTTCTTTTGCAGCTGCAACTTCTTTACCTGGATCAATTTGCGGCATTGCCGGACCATAAAAATCAGCACGACACCATGCCGCCTTAATTGCAGGATCATTTAAAAAGCCGGGTAAATTTACCCGACCTTTAAGTACAGCTTCTGTTAACCACTCTTCATAAACTGGTTGACAAAAATGGTCAACCAACCATTTACGCCTTGCATTGAATACTTGCCAAGCTGCTAAAATTGCTGCTTTTGATGCGGAATAGCTCGATTGAAAATGCCCAAGTAAGACTTCGAAAGGGATTTCAAGACTAACGCCAATCTGGCGCAGTATGGTATTGATAAAACCCTCATAATTGGGGTTTGGTCGCCCTGGATTTGCCACATTAACCTTATCACCGCGCTTTAAAGCCAAAATCATGCCGGGAGTCATGCTGACATTATCGTATTTGATTTTTTCGCGTGGATCTTTCGGCCAGTCAGTAAATGGTAATTGCGCAGGATTCTCACTTTCAATAAAGACGCTTAACATTCCGGATACAACTGCTGCCATAATCTCTGCCTCTGAATAACGACTCAGCTGTTTAAACAGTTTAATCACTGGTGATAATAGCGGAATACCGCGCCGCTGTTCAGGACGTTCAACGGTGAATAAATGAATTACGTTTAAACGCCCTGACTTCTCACAACGAATTGGTATTGTCTGCCACTCAGTTGGTTGCATCTGTGCAAAGTTAATTGCATTTGGTAATTGATTAACCACATGATAATGCGTTGGTAACCCTGTTTTTTTATCAATCTCCACACCGCCCAGAATATTTTTAGTCATGTCTTTAACTGGTGGATCCTGAATCCGGTCAGATTCAACAATTTTAAGCTTTAGGTCATAGATTGAATTTGTCCGTTTAAAACTGGGTAAAAAGACAAAAACATCACCACTCATTAGTACCGACAACAAGACCAGACGCTGCATATCATTAAAATTTAGGGTTCCTGCACTGTCACAGTTATAAGCCCTGTCCGCCCATAAGCTAAATTCAAACTCAATCTGAGCTTCAATCTTTTCTGCCTGCTTGCGCTTCATGCCTAAATACTTATGATTAATCTGTGAGTTTAATCTCAATCCACCACCAACTACATTACTAACAATCTTCTTTAACGCACCATTGGCAAGTGATTCATTCATGCTTAAATCACGGCTGCGCTGTCTTAACACCTCATGATTCATTACGATATCTGAGTCAGCATTAGTGCTCAGCGGATTCCAGTCAAGCATTGAATTATCATAACCGGCATTTCCGCTACCGTAGCCCGTTCCAGAAAAAGCGCTCAGAATATCCTTGGACAAATTATTTGGGACGTATAATCCACTGTTTCCATCAAAAATATGATTCATATTAACCTCGTGGTACTGCAGTTACAATCCTCATATACGACCCCATATTATTTTCTAACTGAGATATTTCAATCTCAATGTCAATAATTGCCTGTCGCACCTCTGAGTAATTGGCTCTGGTCAATGTCCGATTGCCAATTACATATGATTTAGCCTGACTTAATGCCCGACGGGCTGCCCGCCACTGTGCCAAATCCTCACGCCGCTCATCAAGCTCAGCCTGTATATTTCTTTTGCTCATATCCTAGCTACCTTAATATAGTTTAATTCCAGAAGAGATTAAATTTTCTTCACCATCTGCATCATCATCGTCGTCAGTTTCAAATTGCTGATTGGCTAACTGCTCTTTGATATACTCCAGATTAGGCGCAGCCATCTCATATGCAGCCAAAGCATAGACAAAAGTATCCAAAGCTTCATTCCGGTCACGAATTTTTTTCCAGATAAAGCGCTTAACTCCATGCTTCAAGTCTAAAACCCGCCGCTCGGAATTCAGCTGCTTATAATACTCATCACCACAACCATGAGTAATATCCAGCGGAAAATGAATATAGTTTTTGCCTTTAGTATGATTGCGCAACCGTGAATAAATCACAGCTTTTGCAGCATCTACTCCAACCTTCATAACTTTAGTATGGGTGCGATTTTTAGATGATGGATTATTTATAATCGGAATACCTTCGCCACCAAACCCCTTCACAGCCGCCACCCGAAGATGCTCGCGTGGTGTGGTAAACTTATAAACCCGATCTGCCAAATAACCTGAATCGACACAGCTGGCACCGATTGGTAATTTGCGCCCGTCAGGAAGTGAATACCCGCGGCAAATTATGCCATCCAGACTATCCCACACCTCATCCTGTTCCGGATTACCCAAGATCATTTGATTAGTAATTACCCAACATTGATTATTTTCTCCCCAGCCAATAATTTGGTATTCAAGACGATTATCCTGAACATCTACTCCACAGGTTAAATATAAAACGCCATCTGGTAACTCAGCGTTATATACCAGCTTATGGCTTTCCAATAACGCGATATCTAAATCTTCAACTATTGCCTCAATAGGCTCACCGAGTTTTAGATTCAGAAATTCCTGCATCTTCTCGTTACCTTCTGAATCGCCAATCTCAAGATATTCTTTTGCCAGCTCATGAAACTTAACCCATGGCGAATACAAGCTTGAGATATGAAATCCCGGCATTGTCTTGTGCTTGGCGGTTGCTATCCACTTACCGTTTGCCAATAATTCAGATTTATGTTTATCCATAATATGAAAATAGCACGCGGGACATTCGAGAAATACCGAATCAATAATTAATTCACCCTTATCATCAAGCTCCCATTTCACTTGCTCCCAGTTAAGCACGAACTCATGACCGCAGTCTGGACAAGGTACGTGATAATAACGCTTATCGCTTTTTTCGAACAGTTCGACAATTTGGGATTTTTCTTTAATGGTTGGAGTTGAGATTGCTAAAACCTTGCGATTCCAGAAGTTAGTTGTACGCTGTAATGCCAGTTTAAATGGTGCCCCTTCTTTCTTTAGAACATCCAGGAACCTATCTATCTCATCGGCAATTAATATCCGGATTGCTTTACTTGATAGCTTGGTTGGACTTTGCGCACCATAGATTGCCAGATATCCCGATGTAAATTTTTTTAGTTCGATAGTGTTGTCACTGTCCTTGCTATTTGAAAATAAATTACGCAATACAGGTGTTGCCTGAATAGTTGTTTCTACCCTTGTCTTGGAGAAGTCATTTGCCATGCCATCAGTCGGCATCAAGTACATTATCGGTGATGGATCCTCCACCATATAATAACCCATAATATTTAATGCAATTTCAGTTTTACCGACCTGAGAACTAGCCATTACAACCACCATATTTTCAGGAGAATTAAATACGTCCATAATCTCGCGGGTATATGGTGCTCTGGCAGTTTTCCAGCGTCCGGGCTCAGGACCAGTTCCACGTGCGATATACCGAAACTGGTCAGACCACTGACTGATGCTTAAACGTGGTTTTGGCTTAAATGTTGCCAGTATCTGCCGATATATCTTCCTCATTTGATTGTTCATTATATTCATGCTGTAAATTATATAAATCGGTTAATATTTCATTCATTGAATCATCTAATGCATATTGAATCTCGGTAGCGCTTAACCCAACTAAGGTTGGTGCAATCTTGCTTGGTAAATTAATTAGCTCATTACGCACAATTTCGCAAACACCAACCACAACCTTACAAACATCATCAACGGCAATTAGATTACCCTGCATTTTTTTCAGATTAACTTTATGGATATCACCAAGTACATTTTCTTTTTTATATTTGGCATTAAGCAGATCCTGCATTGTCACATTAGGATTGTCTGGGTCAACAGCATTTAACTTTGTCAGTTCACCTGGAGCAAAGACTTCA